GTGTGGTTGTACTGGGGTCTTGGCTCATATCTGAGGTACTGGAAAGATCACTTATGGCCGCGGGCCAAGTATTACACCAAACCCTTAATCCGTCTGATACGGCAGTAATGCTTCCGGAATAAATTTTGATTGCCTTCCTTAAAATATCGTAAGAACATAAATCTTTTTCGTTGGCAAAATTATTAGTTATATCTGTTTCACTGGAAATGGGATTGCCATATTCAGTCATGTCAAATTCATCTAGTTTGAGCCAATTAGTCCCGTCCAGTTTAGCCTCAACGCGCTTAATTCTTGATAAAATGTCTTGAGGGAGTGGGTATTCTCTTTGGTCTGCTACCAGACTGGCATACTGAGGAATTAAGAGTATATCTTCATCGGCCTTTATTATCGCTCTCGCCAGTTCATCTTGGCGGATTTTCATCAATGACAAAATACTAGCGTCAGTAAAAGTAGTTGAATTAGTACCCGTCATATACCGGACGTGTGTTGCAAACTCTGCTGGCGTCATAATGGATTATAACAAATATTATGCCGGTACTACACTGCCGTCTTTGCTCAATGGGTACCAAATGGCAACGTACTTTATTTTTCCCGCCGTTAGATTGGCTGTGGCGACCGTTTGGATGATGTCTGAGCCATTAGCAAGGATATTTTCAGATAAAACACTCGAAAGTTCCACTTTTGCGTCTGGGGTAGCATCATGCCATATCTCGCCAACATCAATGTCCGTCCCCGTGGTTTGAGCGATTAAACCAGCGGTGTTGCCGGTAATGCCGACTTCCAGAGTGGCACTTGCGCCAGCCAATGAAGTTTCACAAACCGCCAGTAATCTAACTAAAACCGTTCCGGTAACAGTAAAAAGGGTGGCTGGGTTGCCTGTTCCGTCATAATCGCCAGGATCATTGGTAGTACCACCGGCGAAAGTCATGTCCTTTTCCGCCTTAAAGCCCCAATCGGTATTAGCTAGGGGATTTCCTTGGCTGTCAGTGGGGAATACGTGATCCATTTACTTGCCTTTCTTTTTTTCCCGTCCCACCACTGAGAGGGGAGCAACAAATTTATAATTTTAACCGATCGCCAACCAACTTAGTTGTTCGCTTGTTACATTGATGTCTGTATCAAGTCCAACCGTAAAGCCGTTTGCATTATCAGTGATACCCAGAGACGTGATCTGAGCGCCTGTACCTGCCGCCACTCTCTTAAAGCCATAAGCGTCAGTCATTCCCTCAAACCATTCTATCTGGTCTCCAGAGGTGTTATTGATAATCCTCACGTATCGTGGTCTAAAACCTGTCGTGATTGTAAACGCGGCCGCCGTACCAGTATCTACATACCTTCCGGTAGCAATGTTACAAACACTTGCCGGTTGCATTGATTGTGTTGATGTTGCACTCATTTTTTTCTCCTTTTATTTAACTTTTAAGCTGATACTCCATGTTCAACTCTAACTATGTTATTTTGATTAGTAATTTTGGCTACATAAGTAGCTTTCCATCCACTCGTTGAACGCTGATCTAGAGGGTCAGCAGTTCCAGCAGAGCCCAATGGATGCACAATGTTTTGTAATGCCGCTCCAGAAATTCTTGATTGAGCATAAGCATTTTTACCAAAGATCAAAGTGTAATGTACATCGTTTGAATCTGCTCCGCCCGCTGAACTATATTTGGCATTTGTCGTCCAGACGAATCTCACATTTGCCAAAGACCCCAGTTCATTATCCATTACATTTGCTTTATTAGGGTACTTCTGTACGGGAATCCATCCGGTTGCGTCATCTAAGTCAAATCCCGTGTCTTCTGAGCAAATACCGACATATGAATTTCCCACCGGAACAGTATTGTAGCCTGTAGAAGGATTAATCATATGAGTAATCGGTCTTGCATTACTTCCCCGCAGAGTTCTTACCGCCTCCTTAACTTCTGCCTTTGTCAATTTCATAGAAGCAGTAACTTCGTCTGTTGCTGTTGCGGTACTAGCGTATTGTACCGTGGTACCCGCCGCAATTACATCTCTACAAAGCTGATCTAGGGAATCTCCAGCCTGTTCTCCCAAAACCTCTGCGGCCTCCGTCAATACAGGGTCGATACTCTCTCTCAATACCTTATCAGTAAGTGTTACATAATCGCCATAATCAAGAACGGTTGCGGTTATATCAGTCGTACTTAATCGACTACCACTGGGGGTAACTCCCTCTGACAAAGCAGTCGTCTGGGCGGTTAAAGATCCATAAAGGCGGAATTTAATCGTATCAGTTCCAGCCTTAGTAGGAATATCTTTCACCTGGGCGAATCTGTTGTGTACCAAAAATGGAGTGGCCCTAACAAGTAATGTCTTATCATAGAAGTTGTTAACTTCTTTGGCTATCTGTGTTCTGGTTGTGTTTGCCATTTTTTTGTTTCCTTTTTTTACCTAATAAATAAAAAAGAGCGATTGGCTTTCGCCGCACGCTCGGTTTTTCCGTTTTACGTTCTAGACTATATTACAACACTATTTTTACAAAGTCAAGATTATTTGTCAAGTACCAGTTTTTACATCAATTCCCTAACTGGTTTGCCGGTTTTATCATCAATTCTATCCAATAAGAATTCACTACCCGCTGACTGAGTTTGCCTGTAGGACTCTGCCAATACATCAGAAACTTGCTTTGGTACGTAAAAATATACTCCCTTGGGAATAATAGTTTTATACCCGTTAAGGGTAACTGTTTCAATAGCCCCCCCGACATGGACGTATTCCTCTCTGCCTTTAATCTTTACTTTTCGCAAAACTCCGGGCTTCTCTTTCCCCTCCAAGGGGAGGAGAATTCTAACCTTTTCTTGTTTGTNTAATTTATCCCTCATAACCATTGCCTTTGACTTCCACCTTTTCTCGATTGCCCTTTTTTCTTTAGGACTTTCAGGAGGATTAAGTGTTTCTACTCTTTTCACCTTATTATTTGCGTCCTTTGCCCTCAACGTATTTATAGTGGCAATTAAGGGGGCTTTACTTTTAAAACCATCCATGACCTCTTGGGGCATGCCAAGTTTAACCGCCTTTGCCCGGAGTTCTTTTAGTGTAAATTGATCTAAACTTAATTCTTTTGTCATTTTATTCCTCCTTTAATATATAAAATTATACCCTCATTCCTTTTGCTTTTGCAATTTGTGCCTCTACCTCTTCAAGGGAAGCATTGGCCCAGTCAACCTTACCCTCTGTTTTCCTTGTGGGATTACTGCCGTCTTTTGTCTTATCTGAGTTCTCCCTTGCTTCTCTTTCCTTTTTAGCGCCGATCTTTTGCTGGTCTTTGGCGGAAACAATAGCGGCGATGTTGGAAATTGGGATATTTTTATAGGCAGAGTGAGAGGCATATTTCAAAATAGCCGGCTTGTATTTAGCCATCTCTGGATTATCGACAAGATATGTATTGACCTCTATCTCATCGTTTTGCTTTTGGATTTTTTCTGCTATCGGGGATAGTTTTCTATCAACAACGCGATTGATTACCTTTTCGTCCTCGGGGTCAATCTCTTCTTCGTCATTATCCAGGGGCTTTTCCTCTTTCTTTTCCTCTTCTCCCCTAGTTTCCGGCTCCATATTTTCAAAATCGTCTCCCCCCTTTTCCTCTTCTTCGTTATCTTCGTCAGCACCGCCAGAGTCGCTGTCTTCTTCGGTAGTTTTTTCTTCTTCTTGACTTTCTTCTTCCTCAAGACTCTCGTCTTGTGTACCTTTTTCTTCTTCTGTCATCTTTGGTTTTTCCATTTAACAACTAATTAATGATAATTATACTGATTTCAGTCATTATTGTCAAACATTTTCCTTATCGTCCTTATCTTTATGTTTTTCGTACGGATCAACCTCTACCCCCCCCTTGTCTCCATCCTCAAATTTATGTATTAAGTCTTCTGGAGTGTTCAGTATTTCCCTGTAGGCGGATAGTTTATCTCTCAACCTGTCTATGTCCTGTTTTGTTTCTCCCTCGCTACCGCTTAAAATTCTTTCTGTAACTACTTCTATATTTGCCTTTATAATATCGCTTAATACCCTCCAAAACTCAGTGGTAATGCCAATTTTAAGAGCGGCTATATTGGTGCTTATTTTCTTCTTGGTGTCGAATAGGTTGTCTTTCATGACGTTTGCCCGGACGTTTGACTGGGAGATATGTTTCCTACCCCCTTGTTGGCTGGTAACCCCATATTTTTGGGTGGTTGGAACTCTGTCGCCACCTCTGGCTGTGGGAAAAACTCCGGATTAACTTTCTTAATTGACAAGGCTTTCTCGTGTGCCTTTCGATGTACTTTCGTGGCCTCTGTTTCTGTCGCCTTTGAATGAATCTCTAAATGTACATTATGGTCATCCTCCGCCAATACAGGCACTAGTTTGTTCTCATTAAGACTGTCGTTTTGTTCCTCCGCTATTCTCTCATCAATTGTGGGAGGGAATAATCTGTCGATTTCGTCTTTCTTTAATCCGTGTAGTTTGCCCAATTTCTTAAAACCATATCTTCTATTAGAGGTGCCATCTTGAAAGGCAAGGGTAAAATAGGTGGTCAATGACTGTCTTTCCTCCAGCTCCTATGCCCTACTCAATGATTGACTTTCAATCTTTATGTCCGGGTCTAATTTTCCGGTAATATCTTTTTTGCTGAGTGGCCTCCATTTGTTTCCGAAAGCTCCTACCAGTCTAATAACTTTTTCGTCAATGGTATCTCCAAAATTATCTTTATATATCTGGTACCATTGTCTCCAAAACCTCTTTTCGCTCCAGCCGAATACTTTTGCCGATAAGGAGTATCTGGTATCAACTTTTGAGGCAACAATGTTCAGTTCCCCCAGGGTTCTATCTTTGGAACTCAAGGCCCCCTGTTGAATTTCCGGGGTAGCAGTGGCTTTTTGCGCCGAAGCGTCCAGGGAATTATAAATAAAATCAAGTAGGGTCATGTTTTGTCTTGACTTGATCAATGGTTCTACTGCCCCCCTTATGCTTTCTCCCTTGCCATCCACGGGAATAAACTTGTTGAAATTAAAGTTAAGATCATTTCTGTTGACGACTTTGTTCGAGTCATAAATATACATTGGGTAAAGATCGGCTTTCATGGCGTCTAGCCCCAGGTTCTGAGCAACTGCCCTGGCTCTTTGTTTATCTTCCGTTAAATCGGGGATTGATGTGCCATCCCAGTCGTGGGAGTGGGGATATAATGCACGATCTATTAGTGCCCACTTATCGTGCTTAATAATCTGAATGCCGATAACCTTACTTCTGTCATTAGCTAACCAAACTTTTACTTTCTTGACTGATCCTTTAATTCTGTAGTGTGTGTACCAAATGGTATTTGTATATTCTGCATTAGCCCCCAGGTTTTCCTCTGCTTCAAACTTGGTGGTTTTTTGAAATCCCCCCGCCTCTTGTCTGGCGTCAATCGCATTTTGTAGAATGGATTGAATGCCACGACCATAACTAATATTGTCATAGTTTAAGTCTTTAAATATATTAGGATTGTTTCTCATTGCCTCCTCTGTCATTCTGGCTTCGTAACCACCAAATCTCATTGCTCCCTTGCCCGTCCTGTCGCCATTAATAGAAGAAGCAAATGGGTCTCTTAAGAATGTGATGGGGTCTAAAAGGTGAGGGACTGGCAAATAAATTTTCTCTTTCGGGTCTCTGATGTATTCTTCTAGGGAAATAATCCCCCTGCCAAAAAAGCAAGTATCAAAATCCCAGTCATAATCCAGCTGATCCTTCCCCATGTCTGTATAGTCATACTCAGCCATTGCAGTCAGGTTATCGCCTACCTCTTCGTCTCCTTCCTCTCTGCCGTTAAATTCAACCGATAGACGATCAACATACAAAGAGGCCAGAACTGTCTGGAGAATTGTAAACATGGTGGTATCGCCAACCTTGTCTTTATCTCGCTTTTGGTTGTTGTAGAGCTTAAGCCTAATTTCCTGTTCGTCCTTTTTGGGCTTTTGATTTTTCCAGGCAAGAATGTATTCCGTAATTACCTGGCGCGCCAAATCGGCATAAGGATCCTTCTCGTCAACCTTTTTAATCGCTTGCTTTATATCAGTGATCATTTCTTTTTAATAACTTTCTTATAACTCTTAACCTCACCAGGATAGGACTTGCCATTTAAAAAACAAATATGCATATACTGACGACTATTTATTCTTTTCGTCCTAATTTTACCACCATTTCTACGGCAATTATCAAATGCTTGAGGCATATTATTTTAGTAAACTTTCAACTGTCTTCCTGGATTTCTCGAACATTTTAACATTTTCTTTAGTTTTTTTATCTAACTTTACCCCCATCTTTATATCAATGGTGGTGGTTGCTCCGGCATAACAAATGTTTCGCGCCGTTTCTATCTGTCCCTTAGTTAGTGTTTTTCTTCCCTTTTCCGGAGAGACTACGATATAAGAGGAATAAAGTTCTCCCTTATAAATTGCGTCCCAAATAAAAAGGTCTTTGTCAATCATCCTTATATAAATTCTATTATTCTTATAAAGCATTGACAGCAACACTTTCATTCTCCCCTTGACTTTCTTTGCCCCCTTAGTTTTCTTGCTCATCTTCTCTTCTATTTTATCAACTTTGTAATAATTCCTCAATCACCTTTTCCCCACCCTCATCCGTTAGTAGAATACTTTCGCTAGATTCTACCCTAACCAGCATACCATTCGCCTTATGNACGATNATCTTTCCGAATGAACAAGACCGGAGATACTTTAGCAAATGGGCCTCTCTTGCCGTTATCTCTATTTTAGTTTTCGTTTTTTCTTTGTGTGGTACAAAAGTCATTTTTCGTATGGATCTGTTGTAACTTCCGTAACTGTCGCTCTCTGTAATTTTACATCTTCTTGGAACCCGACCGCAAGTGTTCTAAATGCGTCTGCGCCGTGGCTCGACCAGTCGTGGAGCGGTTTCGCCTTAAACACCTGATGCTCTTCGTCCCATTCTTTATGATAACTGCTCAGTGCCGATAAACCCTTTTCACACTTATTTCTATCAAACCAGCAACGATTGAGGATATTTCTTACAGCGTCAATGCCGTCCTCAATCGACAATCTTTTAACCACCTCAAAATCAATACCCAGCTTCTTGGCCGTTTCCTGGCGACTCTTGCCGGTTGATAATTCTCGCACCTTAATATCATGGGGTGCATAATGTCTCCCATAAACATAGGGCTTTTCTTTTAGCATTTTGATGTAAAAACTGATNCCCTCGCCATTATGCTCGTAATAGTCGATTAGATGTAATTCTCGACCTACGACCTGCAAAAACCAGATAGACATTGAATCATCAATCCCTAAATCCCAGTAGGTGTGTACCATTGTAGAGGGATCATAGGGAACCCCGGATATTCTTTTCTCATCCTCGGCGGCCATTAATTGCTTGGCATAGTAGGCTCCCTGGATCGGCACATCAAAAGAACACATGTACTCCTGCATGTATAAAGCGTCATTCCCGTCTTTTTGAATAATCTCCAGTCTCTCCTGATGAAGAATGTCATTGGGGATGACTCTAGTATCATCAACACTCAAAACTTGAGAGAACCATATGTCCGGATAGGATTTGGCAAGTTCCAGTATATTGTAGCCATGGTTTTTGCCTCTGGGTGTATATATGAACGCCGCCCAACCGTTATTCTCGGCTAGAATAGGTCTTAGATAGTCCCAAGCCGCCGGATTCTGTAATGGCCACTCACTAAAAACACAACCAACAGGATTGGCCCCCATTAAAGAATCTATCTTATCAGAGCCGACTAATTGAAAAATAGATCCGTTCTTTGTTTCCACAAGCATATCGGTGTTATCTGTTCTTTTTCTAAGATCATGAGGGATGTGATTCATAAATTTGAAGCTATCCCTGTCCATTCCATTCCAAATGACCTTCTTGGCTTGCTTATAGGTGGGGAAGATATAATAATAAGCGCCGACTCTTTCGTACATAGACTTAGCCACGTGGTTTATAAAGACCTTATCCTTACCACTCCGCCTATGCCAAACACAAACCACCCTCTTAAATCCGTCATCTAGCGCCTTTAAAACCGGGAGTTGATATGGTCGTGGTTCAAATTCATAGGGAAGCCTAATCTTTGTCTTTTGCGTCTCCATATTTGACTATCTCCACAGTTTCTATGACGTGCTTGTGTTTTTCCGGCGCGTATTGTCCCTTTGTTCTTTTATAAATATCAATCGCCTTATTTTTCGCTCTAAGGTCAGCAAATTGGACGATATTAAACAACAAATGCTTGTTCACTATTTGGTCATTTAACCCCATATCTTCGAACTTTTTGGCGATATACGCGATGACAACAGGTTTCTGCAAGTTCTCCCTAGCGACTACACCGGCCACCTTTCTGTTGGGGGTTTTTCCGTCTGGATGAAAGCATTTGTAACCAGCCTCAATAGCTGCGTCAGTGCTGTTATAATCAAATTCAAAGAAGTAATCACAGAATCTCTTTTGCAGAGGAGTTAGTTTATATTCCTTTCCATCTAATCCAATAAAACTAAATATCTGAGGACTGGCAGTCCCCTTTTTTCTTCCTCCCCGGTTTTTCCGTTTTTCCATAATCCATTATATCATTTTTGATAATCAAAGAGGATAAAGTCTTTTTTATAAACCCTTGAAACTATCGCCTTTGATTCCTTATTATAAATACCCTTATAAAAAGCTGGTGAATGATCACTCCTCTTTTCATGACCCAATGAGGGGATAACGCCAGTCTTCTTGCAAATCTTTGTCCAGTCTTCCTCTAGATTTTCAAATCTACCGACAATATCCACGGCTATCTTTCCGTCCAGGCATATAAAAGTATGCTGTGGCTTAGTGGCAATCCATTTCCCGAGCATGTTCTTATGTCTGGCCAACGTTTCTGCAAACACTTTTTTAGTTACTCTCTGCCCGTTTAAAACATGGTTGACGATCGCCGAGGCTAGACGATCATAAGGATTTCTCACAAAAGCAAACTTAAAATAATCATCAAGGTTGACTAGCTTAGCATAGTGATCTATTCCATAATGCCTAGTCTCTACCCTGCCCAATCTATTATTACTCTCCATGCTAGTACCACCAGTTTTTGGTACGTGAATAAATATTAACCTTTTATCGTTATCTATCGCGCTCATCTGTTATACATAAACAAGTCAAAATCCTTTTTATATGCCTCCTGTATA